GAGAGATTGATTCATACTTGGTTACATGGCGAGATGGCGAAACAAGACCATCATGCGCCTCGATGTGAAGTCTGGTTGTGATCACGGCTCATTCCTCTCTTTGACTGCCCGCATGACTCGGCGCTTGGCCTCCGCATAAACAGCAACCTCAGTCTCGTCGTCATATAAATGAATCATCCATTGCGGTATTTCATCAAACACGCTGTTGCTCATATTTTCAATATCAATACTAAGCAACTGCTCATCACCAAGCCGCTGCGCGTATTCGTCGGCTTTAATGCTGTTGTAATCTGTCATATCCATCTCCTTTGTTTCGATAGGCCAATCATGGCACCACATTAAAACTATTACAACCCTTTGCGGTCAAATTCGTTAAGCTCACCCATATCCACAGGGTCTCTACTCCAAGCCTCAACGAAATGAACAGGGCACCCATACTCATCGCAAGCAAGGAATCTGTGTGGTGCTTGCTTCTTTCCAAGGAATCTGTGTGGTGCTTGCTTCTTTCGTTGTAATTGCTTGTATGCAACTAGCTTTGCCTTGCGTCTCCACCATCCAAAGCAACCAGTTCCATAAACATAAACTTCTTCGCCATAATCTGGCATATCTGCCTTCTGGTGCAGATTGGCCACTCTTGTTAGCTTGTGATGCATTGATATCTCCTTTGTTGATAAACCAATGATGAACCATGACTAAAACTATTACAACCCCTATATGGTAAAATTTATGCATCAATCAGTGGGGTGACAGATGGAACAATCCAGAGCAGAGATTATCGTGAACCAGTGCCAGAGCGCACTGGAGCGAATCAGGATGGCGCGGGTAAGTCAGGTGATGGGTTCTGACAGCAAGCACGGCTCATTGTATCGTGTATTCGGCCTGCCGACTGAGCTTACCTTCGAGCACAAGAAAAACATGTATGACCGAAACGGCGTGGCTGGTGGTGCGATTGACAAGCTGGCTGGCAAGACTTGGGAGTCATATCCAGAGATAGTCGAAGGCGAGCCATCAGCCGAAAACAAGGCTGACTCTCCACTCGAAAAAGAGCTGCGCAAGTTCTGCAAACGAACCAAGCTGTGGCGGGCATTCCGTGCTATGGACACCAAGCGGATGGTCGGCAACTATGCCGCATTGATTCTGAGGATTGCAGACGGGCAAGATTGGAGCCAGCCAGCAACCAACGTGCGCCCCGACCAAATCGTGGGCTACATGCCTGTGTGGGAATGCCAGCTTCGCGTAACCGACACCGAGATGGATCGCACTTCTGAGCGATACGGCGAGCCAAAAGCGTGGGCCTATCAGGAGATAGTCAGTTATGACAACTCGCTGAACACCAAGCCGGTGCAAGAAGTAAATATCCACTGGACTCGGGTGGTTTACTTCGGCGATGTGTTCACGGATGGATCCACTAGCGAGTTCGGCAACAACCTGCTGGCTCGCGGTTTCAACGCCTTCACCGCCATCGAGAAAATCAACCAGTCAGGGGCCGAGGGGTTCTTCAAGAACGCAGCCCGCCAGTTGCAAGCTAACTTCTCTAAAGAGGCCCGTATGGATGAAGTCGCCCGCATGATGGGGGTGAAAGTCCAAGAGATTAGCGACGCATTCCAGGCAGTGGGGCAAGACCTAAACAGCAAGTTCGACAGCTTCATGGTAACTCAGGACGTTGACGTTAACGCCCTGACTGTGTCCATGCCGAATCCGCAAGAGTTCTTCGATTGCTGCCTGCAAGAGGCTTGCGCGTCGCTTGGCGGCTTCCCTGCTACCGAGCTAACCGGGCACATGACCGGAGAGCGCAGCAGCTCCGAGAACGGCAATGTAATGGCGCAGCTTGCCACATCTCGCAGGGCCAACGTACTCTATAACGATATCGAAGATTTCTTTAAGCACCTGTCCGATATTGGGTGCTTCAAAGGCGCTGAATTGTCTGCCGTGTGGGATAGCCTTCTCGACCCGTCAACTGGAGACAAACTCGAAAACGCCAAGAAGATGGCCGAGATTAACCAGATGGGTCTTGGGCTTGGTGAGCGGTACTACACGCCACAAGAGATTCGCACTGAATCAGGTATGGAGCCAGAGCCGGAAGATGGATTCGAGGAGTTGCCGCCGCCTGAGCAGCAACCAGATGATGGCATCGAGCAGCAATAAGAAAAGCCCCGAAAGGGGCTTATTCATTTCATCTCACCTCACAATCAGAGGTATGGCAAAAATCACACACGCCACACTAAGTGCCAGAATCAATATGCCTTCGATTGTTGGTTTCAATTCCTCAGCTCCAATTCAAGTTTATACAGCTTCTTGGCTACGCGAAATGACGGCCTGAAAGTGTTTTTGTGGCTGCACCCTGGAAACCACTGATGACCATATGCATAGAACTTGTTTGCAACCCACACATCAACAAGCTCGCATCCATCGCCGCTTACATCAAATGTTATTGTGTGGTCGTCTATTTGCGAAACGATGGCCGAATCAATCAGCGACTCAAGATTGCAATCCCACTCCTTGCTGTATTTCCTGTCAAGCAAACCAAATACTGCTAACAAAAACCACTTAATGGCGCTCATAAGCTCAACTCCTTAATCAAATCTTCAAGCTCCTGCTGCTTCTCTATGAATCTCCGCGCATCCTGACGCCGCCTGATTGCATCCATGTCGTTGGCATCCTTCCGGCGCTGGCGTGAGTTTGGGAAAATCTTGCTCATAACTCAATTCCTTTCATTACTCGATATGCTCTCAGATACATGATTTCGATTATGACTTGCGGCGTGGTCATTCTAACTCAAGCCCCAAATCTTCAAGTCTATTCCTGCATGATTCCACTGCATCATTAAATCCCTCCTGATACTTATCTAGGTATCTGTCCTTGTACTCATCCGGCAGCTCAACCACCAGCGCGGAGTGTCATAACACACAAAGAATTTTTCATCATCGGCAGACTCTTGTGCATCATCAATGTCATAACCAGATTTATATGCCCATCCTTTAAATCCATCACGCATTTTATCACTCATCGCCTATCTCCTTAATTGCTTGGTCAATGCATTCTCCAATCTTTCCGCTATACTCTGGAGCTGGGCCACCAAATGACAGTGACCATGACACTCCATTTTGCTTCATCCCAAAAACAGAGTTATCAACCAACCACCGATACCTTGCCGCATCCTTCTCGGTCTCGCGCAGGCGGGTGATTTCCTTGTGCATATCCTCCGCCATTTGGATAAATTCATCCATTTGCCACTCACTTGGCCTGTCACATCGGAAAGCCTGAATAAGACGACCAAGCTTTGAATCAACCTCAACACCATCACAGTAAACCATCTTTGCTCTCCTTCATTGCCTCTTGCCATCCCCACCAAGCCGCCTCAGTCATGCGGCTCATGTACTCCCCAGCTTCAATCACCTCAAGGTTAACGAATGTAATCCGGCGATTTGCGCGGGTTACGTCCATGCCTTTTAGCCTGGCTAGCTCCTCGAATCGTTCGCGGTTCATTTGTTGAATGCCAAATTGTAATCACCCATCACGAACCACCATTCGCATCTACCACCGAATAGTGACATGTCGCAGCCAATCCTTTCCATTTCCGAATTTGAAATTGCAACACCATGCTCTGCAAGATTGGAAACGTAAACCTCTACAGGGAAGCAAACATTATCCATCCCCATGTAACCTCCATCATTAATTAAAATCACACTATCCATTTCACTCTCCTTGGTTGATGCAAATACTATTACAGTAATCCGGCTGGCGGTCAATGCTAAAATGAAGAAAATTGCACAGAGGATTTCATCTTGGCCCTCCCCAGTCCAAACATTCTAGACCCGACCCAGCAGAAAGGCCGCGAGAAGCGAGCCTATGCCGATTTCCGCCGCAGGTTGCGAGCCATCAATGCGGAGGTTCAAGAGCGAGTAATCGACCAGCTACAGCCGCGAGAGATTGCCGTCAATGGCCTTCGCGCTTACATGCTCAATGCCGAGAGGGTTTACATCTACGAGCTAGACTATCTCCAGCTACGCCGCATTGACGAGACTATCGCCGAGATAATCCAGCGGATTATGATGCAGCGCGGCGAGCAGTGGGATGTATGGATGCAGCAGTACGCCGCCGAGGCATACCAGCAGGGGGCGGCATATGCTCAATCGTCCCTGGCCGTGCAATCAGCAGTCTACGCCAGCGCTTACAGCAACATTGAGTCAGTCTTGTTTACGCCTGAGTATCAGCGCAGGATTGCTGTGGTTACGTCTCGCACATTCAACTCAATGGAAGGCTTCACGGATGACCTGATAAACACCACTCGACGGATACTTGGTGACACCATTGCCCAAGGTAAGTCGCCACGATGGGCAGCTCAGCAGCTCAAGGGCTATCTGGTTGACACCGAAGGCACTCAGGCCAAGGCCGCAAGCCGAGCCGCAACCATCGCACGAACAGAACTTGGTGTGGCCTATCGCTCCGCTGTGATGGATGAATCGCAACGCGCCAGTGAATCGCTTGGACTGGTGACCAAGCTGCTTTGGGTGTCTGCGCTTATGGCGACCACTCGCCGAAGTCATGCTGATAGGCACGGAAACCTCTACACACGAGCGGAGGTAACGGAGTTCTACAGCAAGCGCGGCCAAGCAATCAACTGTAGATGTAGCCAGACACCTGTCGTTGTTGATGAAAATGGCGACGCCTTTGCCAAGAAGATATTCGAGAAGATGGCGAGACAGGAGGAGAGGTGGATGCAATCTCAGGGGATAAAGAAGGCCGCTTGAGCGGCCTTTGTTTTTATTTTTAATTAGAGGTTAAGAAAACTTTATCTTCGTGATTCTGTATTTTGTATACGGAGCTACTCCAGAACCCACCCTTGTTCGTTGCGTATGCATTTCCATGCTGAATTGGTTGCTCGACAACAATCAGGCCTAGTTTTTGAAGTTGCTTGACAACCTTCCTCCATTCTCTGTTTACGTACATGGTGAAATCAGTTGAGCCACAAGAAGTTCTGAAGCCGACCTCAACACTTCCAGCTCGAATAATCTTTCTGGTGTATGTCATTACGCTGTCAACAGTGTAACCAGCGCGTTTACTTAGCGCCGCATCACACCCAACAGCCACTGAATATACCTTACTGATGTCTATTCTGTTCATCGTCTATCTCCCTGGCTGATGCCAATACTATTACACCAATCACGCACAACGTAAAAAGAGGTAGTGACTATGGCAGGTGGTAACGGTTTTCAGCGCAAGAAAGAAGAAGAGGCAAAAGAGGCATTCAACAAGCGCGAGAAGGATATGCAGGAGCAATCTCGCGGTGGCGGTAATGGCTTTCAGCGGCCCAAGAAGTGAACGCTGATTTCTGGTTGATATGTGCCGCGCTGGCCGTGTCAGCATGGCGTTGTGATTGGCTGGCGGCTGCAATGGCTGCCAGCTTTGCCGCTCACTCTGTGGCTCGCGTGTGTGGCTACCTTGACCCATATGGTTATTACCTATCAGCAGCGTTACTTGATGCGTTTTTCGTCTGGATAATCTATCGGGTGTCATCTGTAACATTCAGGCTGAAAGTGATGCAGTGGGTCTTGTGCGCCTTCGTGTCCGCTCAAGTGTTTGGCATAGTCACCTACTGGTA